GAGATGATCAGGCTCCTCCAGATGGTCGAGACCGGCGCTTATGACGGCGTGGTATGTATTGACATGGACCGACTGTCCCGCGGATCCGGCGCTGATCAGGCGCTGGTGATCTCCACTTTCAAGTATTCAGGGACGAAGATCATCACGCCCGGGAAGATCTACGACTTCGCCGTGGAGACCGATGAACAGTTCGCGGAGCTGTCGCTGTTCCTGGCAAAACAGGAATACAGGCAAATAAAAAAGCGCCTCTATCAGGGGCGCCTGGATTCTGTGAAGGAAGGGAAGTGGTGCGCCAGTAAGGCGCCTTACGGATATGAGTCATATAAGCTGACCGGGCAGAAGGGTCTCTCCCTCCGGATCGTCCCGGAGGAGGCGGAGGTCGTGAAAATGGTCTTCCGGAAGTACCTTTCCGGTGAGGGCCTCGGATGCGGATCCATCGCAGCGTGGCTCAACGGGGCCGGGCTCCGCACCCGGACCGGCTCCCCGTGGCGGCTCCGGACTGTCCACAATATCCTCCGCAATCCTGTGTATAAAGGGGATACTGTCTTTGCCCGGTATAAATCAGAGACCACCATGGAAGGCGGCGAGACAATGACCAGGATCCGCCATAACGCGGCCCCGGTGACCGCTCCGGGCCTCCATGAGGCGATCATCGACCGTGAGACCTTCGACCGGGCGCAGGAGCTCCTGCGTGGCCACAGGGCCGCCACGCAGCACATTGGGGAAGGGCTGAAGAATCCTCTCTCCGTGGTCGCCCGGTGCGGTCTCTGTGGAGGCCGGTACAGTATCAAGCCGGCACGGAAGGACGGGACCCAGATGATCGGCTGCCTGACCAAGGGATGTCCCGGAAGATCCGTCCGCATCGACCTGGTGGAGGACAGGATCCTGTCCACGCTGGAAGACGAGCTCCGTCTGACCTTCCAGGGGGCAGCAGAGGCGCCCGGAACGGCTGAGACGGCTGAGGCACTGCGCAAGCGGGAGAAGACTCTGCAGGCTGCACTGGAGCGCCAGGCGGACGCCTACGAGGCCGGGATCTACACCCTCGACGACTACGCGGCCCGGAGTCAGCGGACAAAGGAAGATCTCGCAGCCGTCCGCCGTGAGCTTGATGCGCTGGCGGTCAGGATCCGGGAGAGGGAGGAGCTCGTCCCTCGGATCAGGACGCTCGTGGAGATCTACCGCAGCCTTCCCACGGAAAGAAAAAATCAGCTCCTGCGAGAGCTGATCGCGAAGGTCGAGATCCGGAAGACATCTTTCGGCATAAAAAATGACCAGGACTTCGACCTGGTCATCTTCCCGCGTGTCGAGCCTTTTTGATGCAGAAAAGCGATGGACATATACCCGTGGTATTCATACACCCGGCATACGTCCACCGCTTTTTTCGATGACATAAAAATAAAGCCCCGCAGGATCTCTCCCGCGGGGCTCTGTCTTAATGCTCCTGATCGTCCACCACGCGGACGCCCGGACCGACCGGGAGCCGCTCGCAGTACGCGCCGTCCCACTGGCCGTATTTGTCCACGTAGCACCAGCCGTGCGGATCCGGGACGTAGCAGTCCGCCGCCATCGCGCCGTCCCGCCCGAGGTAGTACCACTCATCGTGGTACTGGAGCCACTGGCCGGACAGCATCGCGCCGTCCTCGCCGAGATAGTAGTAGGTATCGCCGTCGAGGTGCCAGAAAGAGGCCACCATGCGGCCCGCCGCGTCGAAGACATACCAGCGGCCGTCGATGTGCCGCCACTCGTCCCGGACGGGCTCGCCGTCCTCGAGGTACTGCCAGTCGCAGCCCTCGCGGTTCCACCCGGCGCCCCAGAGGACCGGGACCTCGTAGACATACTCCACGTGGCCAACGTAGGACAGCTCCTCCCGGTCGAGGTTACCGGCGTAAAGCAGTGCGTCCCCGACCTGCAGGACCTCCGGGTTCTCGATGTGCCCGGCCCGGATCCGGACCGGCACGTCCTCGAAAAGGTCAGAGTTGAGCATCGCCGCCGTGTTGAGGAGCGGCACCTCGCACCCGCACCGCTGATAGGTCGCGCACCCGGAGCTGCTGCAGTCCGAGTAGTAGCGCCCCCGGTAAGGCGTGTAGCAATACTGCCGCCGGGCCTGGCTGTAGGTATTTCGCCCGAGGATGGAGGTGTACAGCGCCCGGAAGCTGTCCCGCTTGCCCGGCGTGTTAAGGGCCTTCAGCCGCCGCACCCGGAGGAGCTGCTTCCGGACGTCGTTCTTCATCTTGCCGTTGTAGCGGAGCTCGTTGTAGGCATAGAGGTTTTTGAGGCTCGGCGTTCCTGAGCCGTGGCCGCAGATGGTAATATCGCGCTCGGTCACTGGTGCGCCTCCTCCGGGTCAGTCACGATCATGGTCGCCTGATCGGCGAGACCCTCGCCCACACAGTACGCGATCACGGACGCGCCGGACATGATCAGGGACGCGACCTGCGCGGCCTCACTCTCGGAGTGCCCGCAGAAGATCAGGATCCCGGACACGAATCCCGCCAGTGCCATCCACAGTTTTCTGCTCGTCAGCTTCCTTCTCCAGTCGATTTTTGTCATGAGATTGTCCCTCCTCCTCTGTTGATCAGGTAGCTCTCCAAGTCGTCTTTCGCACGGGAGAGCTTGTCGATGTCGTTACCGTTTATGGCGTGGCTCATGAGCGCGAGGAGCGCCTGCTGGGTCACGCGGTTTCCTTCATCGAGGCTGTTGAGCCTCCGGTTGTCGCGGTCGAGGTATTCGGCAAATTTCTTGACCTGCTGTTCCAGCGCATCGAGACGCTGGTCCTGGATGTGCTCCGGCTCGTGGGCCTTGGCTATCGCTCGGTAAAAGACCGCGATCGCCGCCGCGATCGTACAGACCGCCCCGCAGAGCCAGAGGACATCCGATAAAGTAAACGTGATAGTTGTGTCGCCCATCGCGCCCCTCCTTGTATAAAAGAGGAGCAGGTCTCCCGCTCCCCGTGTTTACAGTTAGTGCCGTGACTAAGCCGTCTTCCAACAGCCACGGCATATCCCGCTCCGTGCGATATTTACAGCCTCGCACCACGGCTTTGGCTCGGCGGGATGTCCCTTCTCTTACTCGGTTATAGTGTCCTTTATGCGGCTCCACGAATCGAACGTGGAATTAAGTTCTGCCGTTTCAAAGCGATTTCCGCACAGAGAACCAAACACCGCATTATGCGCCTTTATAGGTCAGTTACTCTGCCGCCTCAACCGGGACGAGGATGATATTACCGTCTGCATCCTTCTGGACGGTATGCGTCACCGCACCCCCGGCACTCGCCAGAATCACCCATCCGTCAATCTTGCCCGGGCTGAGAGAAGTTGCAGAGCGACCACCGTCATAACGGCAATACCGAAGCACACCGTTCTTTTCGATGTCATACAGAACCGTCTGCCCCTTTGCGGTGGACATACCAGATTTCCACACCACCACACCGGCAGATTCAAGGACAGCAATCCGGGATTCCAGTTCTGCCAGTTTTGCGGCGATGTCGATCTGAAGCGTGTCCTTTGCGGAGTTGTCTGCCAGACGGAGCAGTTCCGCTCTTTCCTCTGCCGTAACCTTGCCCTGTGCATAGACGGTTTCGATGCGCTCTTCCATGACGGACAGAACATAATCCCCGGTAGAAATGACATTCTTGTAGATTTCAAATACGCTCATGATGTTTTACCCCCTTATGAGAGAGCCGCTACAGCGGCAGAGATAGCTTTCTGAATATATAACTTTGTGTCCGCTACATAATCGACAGTGACGGAATCCGCATCCGACCACACGTGATTCTGCCCCTTCAGCGTGGACAGGGTGGCGGGGTCGATGTCGATGTCGAAGGGTTCGGCAAGGGGAAGGACGATTTTTGCGTCCATCTCCGCAAGCTTCGCTTGCCATTCGGCACGGGTGTGATACTCACCTTCGTACAGGTATGCATACAGATAAGCTCTTACTGACGAAGTGTTTCCTACGTCATAAAGTACCGTTCGGTTAATATCACCTGCTCCGATATATCTCAGTGCTGTTGACCGCACGTTGGGGTCAGCAATCGGAGTTCTAAATCCCGGTGAAATGTCCGCGAGATACACATAAGCCTTGCCGACACTCGTATTACTCGCCGCATACGGGGTCCACGGAATCGTACTCATGTCCACCAACTCATGCGTCACATGGACTTTTCCCCCCGTCACATCCACCGTCCCGCCGTAGACTGTCTGACCGAACTGAACGGTCACAGATGCGCCATCGTAGGGTGCGTATGCGGACGGGGTGGAGCCGATTTCAAGCTGTGCCGTGTCGATGTCGGAGTTGGGGACTGTAATCCTCGCATACTCAGCCCCGCTTGGCACAGTAAAGCTATATGTCGGTTTATTCTGCGAAACCGCACTGATAAATACCTTTTTCCGGTCGTAAAATGCGGTTTTGATTGCCGCAGATGATGCTGTCAGACCGCTCACAATCATAGATACCCCGGCTTTTACGGGGATATAATCCGATGCCGCATAGTTGGCAGAGTACGCAAGCGTTCCATCCGCAGATATGAAGCGGGTAGGTGTGACCGTGGTCTTGTTAAACAGATTCTTCCCCGTCCTCATCACTGTCACGCTGTCCCGTCCCGAAATCGGGCGCACATTATCAGGTGACGGGTCGCCGCTTCCTGTCTGTATCGGTGACAGGGATACGGACAGTGACTGGATAGGATTCGCAGACCCGTCCGGGAAGGATGCGATTGCACCGCTTGCAGTGTCCTCAATCTGCAAAGCCCGGATTGCCCCAGTCACGACACGGTTCTCGACCGGGTTTGTCGAGGTATCTGACAGCGCATCGTCTACCGTCACGCTCTCACCGGGGTCGCCCTTCGGACCCTGCGGGCCGGTCTCGCCCTGCGGTCCTGCGGGACCCTGAGGACCCTGAGGGCCTTCCGGGCCGGTCGCTCCGGGTGCGCCGGGCGTACCTGCTTCGCCCTGAGGACCCCTCTCGCCCTGCGGCCCCTGGGGACCAGTGGCGCCGGTATCGCCTTTAGGCCCCTGCGGGCCTTCCGCACCGGGCTCACCCGGCGCGCCTTTCTCGCCCTGCTCGCCTGCCGGGATGCCGAAAGCAAAAACCCCGTCTGTCAGGGTCACGGTCGCCGGGCTTCCGGGCATGAGCGTGGTCGCCGTGGCGCTTGCGTTGCGGAGCAGGTCTGCCGCTTCAGCTGCCTCCGTGGCGCTCTGAGAAGCTGCCTGGGCGCTCTGATCGGCCTGCTCTGCGTACTCACTGACCTGCCGCACAACATCGTCAAATTCTCCCGAGACTTCCGCATCATACGTCTCGGGCATCGGTCTTGCCTTGACCGGGATCAGGATTGAATACTCCGTCTCGCCTTCGCCCTGCGCGTCCGACAGGTAAATCCACGCATTGAGGTTCTTGCCGATAGTCAGGAGCACGTTGGGAATGGTCACCTGACCGTCATCGCCCACCGCCACGGTGGACACGCCGCCCGTCTTATTGGTGGAAAAATGCACCTCAAAAGCCGCAGGAAGGTCAAGCCCGGTGATGCAAAGCACCTGCCCGTAATCCCACTGCCACAGCGGGGCGGTGGTCGCCGATGTGCCGCCGCTGAAGTTGGCGGTAATGACGTTTCTTGCACAAATCATACTCTACCTCCTTTTACTGTGCCCGGAGCCTGTACGCTCCGACCCACCCGGTCACGCCGAGAGATGAGTCGCTGTCCTGCTCAACCACCACGGACAGGGTGGTAGCTCCCGAGATGCCCAGAAAGTCGAAGCTGGAGATCTCAGTAACCGCCCCGGAGATGGCACGGACGGTTTGCCCGGCGTAGTCGGTCGACCCTGCCCGGGGATGCACCAGTCGGTAGCCATTGGCGTTGCTGTCGAACTGCGCCCGGGACATGATGATATACACCCCCGGCTGGGTGAGTGAGATGGAAGCAATGGTGGTCGCCGTATCGCTTGCCACGGTCTTGCGTGCAGCGGTTGATGCGATTGTCCCGTTAAGACCGAGGTTCGCCCGTGCCGCATCCGCTGAGGTCGCCCCAGTGCCGCCGTTTGCAATCGGGACAGCCCCGGAAGTATTGCCGAGCCCGAGGTTGTTTCTTGCGCCCGCGACCGTGGTAGCCCCTGTGCCGCCCCGTGCAATCGGGAGCGTGCCCGAGGTGATATTGCTTGCGCTGTGGTTATGGCTTGACGGTGCCGCCCCGATGTTCGCCGGGGCAAGGTTGACATTACCCGTGCGGTAGTTGGTTTCTGCGTTGCCCTTGATCCCGGTGACGCTGTTGACCTGAGCGCCACTTGCGATACCGTCCAGTTTCTTCTTGTCTGCGGCGGTCATCAGCCCGTTTGCAGACTGCGTGGCGGCGCTGTAGGTCGTGTCCTGAGTCGTCAGCGTCCCGGTGGTGCCGTCTGCTTTGGTGTAGGTGATAGTCCTGCCGCTGATGGAAAGACCCGTGACAGCCGCCTTGATGTCCGTGAAAAACTTCCTGATTTTGCCGAGGATGACCTTGAAGCTGTCACCGGCGGCCGGGATCGGATACGCCGCGGAGGATGCCGTAGCAGATGCCGCCACAGTGTCAGAAATGTCGCCGCCGGCCTTGTCCAGCTTGCGCTGCAGGTCGGCCACGGTCGCAGTGCCGGCGTCACTGACCTCCATCGTGACGCTCGCTGCGTCCTGCACGGTCAGGTGATTCGTGAAGATGAAAGCGGACGGGGCGTCCGCGTCATAGACCGGCATTTCATCCGGCGTGACCGCGGTCATGACCGCGATCAGCGTCTCAGATCCGCCGGCGAGCTGCCCGTAGATGCCGACCGTCCTGATCTGGTACGCCGTCGAGATGCCCTGGTTGGAAAAGCGCGCAGAGACCTGCACGATATTGTCGGAGTAGACGGAAGCGTCCGTGATGTCGGTTTCCTGTTCGATGCCGGTCAGGGCCGTGAGGGCCTTGACATCGGCCGCAGCCACCGCCGCGGAGGACGTCCGCATCTTTGTCCAGGTCAGCTTGGTGCCCCGCAGGGCCTGTGCGATCACGCCCTCGCCTGCCGTGGTCACCACGGCTCCGTTATATTTGCCCATGTCAGTTTCCTCCTGTCGGTATAGTCTGCTCAAAGGTCCGGGACATCCGGGCCGCGTAGTACGCGTCGGAGCTTGTTACGTTGTTCACCTGCTGGTTGCTGTAGACGTAGAGATGCGCCGGCACGTAGCTGTAGATCAGGTCGTGCAGGAGCGAGATCGCGCCATAGCGATCCGACGTGACGATGATCCGGATCCAGCACTCAGCCGGATTGACCTCCAGCGTGTAGTCCTCGCCGAAAAGCTCCCGCAGCCGGTCTCTGAGGTGCCAGACCGTAAAAGGTACGGTCTGGTTGATCCGCATGAGGACCCGCTCGCGCCGGTACTCCAGCGTGTCACCGGCAGACGACACGATTCCGAGGAAGCGCTCCCAGTAGCGGAGCGTCAAGGCGTCAGCGGTCTGGATATGGTCGTTGAGCCGGATCTGCTCCGCATCCTCGTCCAGCCGCGCCAGCTCAACGGCGCCGCCGTGCATGATCGCGATATACTCGAGAACCGGCTTAAACCACTCGGGGAGCTGGTCCATGAGGATCTTATGCACCCGGTCAGACATTAAGCGTCACCTCCCCGAGCACTGGCACCTGCTGCAGCGCAGCGGTCTCTGTCAGCGTGAGGTCTCCGGCGGCCCCGTTTATCGTAAGATCCGCGACGCTGGCGACCTCCGGGATGGTCAGGATCGCGTAGATGATACGCGACGCGTAGACCGTGACGGGATAGGTGATCCGGTTGCTGACCAGGGCCTTGCCCCAATCCTCCGCCACGCTGTGGATATACTCCGCGACTGCTGCCCGGATCTCGTCCCCGTAGCTCGTGAGGCCGTCCTCGACCCCGGAAGTGAAGATGATCCTGCAGGAGACATTGATCGTGACGGCTGTGGCGCTCACGATGTCCACAGCAGCCCCGATCGGTGCGATGCCGTACCCGTTAGGCGACGGTGCTGTCTCCCCGTCCTCAGGCGGACAGATGATGCCCTGGACAGTTTCCACAAGTCCGGAAGAGGCAGGACCGTAGTCTGCGTCTACGATGGAACAGAGGCAGGTCCCGCCGCCATTGTACTGATTTGCCGGATAGACCTGGACTGCACCCACGCCGGGGATCGCGAGGATCGCCTGGCGATATTCGGAGATGTTACCGCCGTACGGCGCAGTATCGAAGCTGGCCACGTAGCGGACCCGGAGGGCCGCGTCGCTCTCCTGGTCCGCGCCCTCGGTGATGATCGCGCCGAGGACCGCCGTGGTGAGCCCCGCAATCGCAGTCACCGGGGTGATATTGCCCGAGTAGCTATTGCCGATCACGCCGGGCGTCTGGCAGGTCATGCGGTAGACATAGAGGCCGCCGCTCGTCGAGATCTGTTCTCCGGACACAAAAAGGACGCTGCTGTCGCCGTTTACGGTACGAAAAAGCGACCCCTCCGGGATCGCCACATTAAAAGAACCCTGACGGACTGCAGCCACGGCAGACCGGCGCATGAGGCCGCGCGTCGCGACCAGCAGATCCAGGTCTTCGCCTTCAGCGGTCTCCGCGTAGGCCGCGCGCTGCACCTGTGCGAGCTTCAGGGCCAGCCCTTCGAGATACCAGGCGAGCGGCCCAAGGGCCGTCTGAATCAGCGAGCCCTCGCGCTTGTCGAGGCCACTGTCCACCTGGCCGAGCATGTCGTCCAGGATCTCCCTGTAGCTGTATCCGGTAGAAAAGTCGATCATATCTGCATCTCCTCAATAAGGTCGCCGTAGACGGTGCGGACAGTGAAAGATACGTGCATCGAATCGGGCCCCGTGCGGGTGAAGACATAGTCCTCGACCTGTACGACCCTGTCGTCCTGGCTCAGTGCACCCTCCACGAGCCGCGGGATCTCCGCAGTAATCAGCGCCTCGTCCTGGCCGACCAGCTCGTCAAGCTCTGAACCGAAGTTTGCGCTGTAGATCGTCCAGCGGAAGCGCTCCACGTCGAGAGCGATCTCCACGGCCTGACGGACCGCCTCGAGGCCATCGTCCATGCAGGCGACCTGCATTGTGTTGCGGTCGATGATCCACGTCTTCGACGGCTGTGACGCGATCACGATGTCGGTATCAAAGCCGATTACTTCCGGAAGTGTTGCCATATCTCCTCCTTATGCCCTGGACAGGACCACGAAGCGCTGGCCCTGTGCGCAGCGGAGCATTACGACGCGCTCACCGGCCGTCAGGGCCGTCGAGAGCGGCACAGTGACAGAATCCCCGTTGGAGTCCGTACAGACGACCTGACGGGCCTTGACGCTGTCACACAGCACGATAGCAGCCGTCGGGATCGGCTGCATGGTTCCTTCCAGCAGGATCCGGATGCTCGGCTCAGGCTGCGCCACGGTGCCAAAACACAAGTCCGTGGGCTTCATGCCCTTAAGGCTCTCCTGGTTTATTGCTTGCAGGACGCCCAGAAGGTCTGCACTCATGCCGCGTCACCTCCTCCCAGCTGGTCGAAGCTCTTGACCTCGAGATCCATCGTGTGGTAGCCGCTGCCCTCATAGGAGTGCGTGCAGCGCTCCACCAGCAGGACGCGGTTAAAGGACAGCGCCTCGACCGCGCGGATCAGGACCGGGATGATCGTCCCGGCGCGGATCCCCGTGACGCCGAGGCCACTGAGGGTAAGCGTCTGCTGGACCCTGTTGTAGTATTTGAGGTACGCCTCCGCGAGCTGGGTGATCTGCGCGTCGTTCAGGTTCTTGTCAATCTTTTCGTAAAACTGGAGCAGCCCCCAGCGCTTCTGGTTGTCCGTATCCTCGACCATGTAGACGTCTGTGCGGCCGGTATCCTTATTTGGCCGGACCAGCTTGACGCGGTTGTATGTGTTGCTGTCGATGTCGCGCTTATACTCATAGTCCGTCATCATGCTGCCGTCGCCGATCACGCCGGTCTGCATGAGGTCTTTTGCCTCCCGGAGCACAAGCTTCCCGAAGTCATCGTAAAAAACGAAGATCTTCCCCGTCTCATGTATGACGTGGCTCAGCGCGTCAAAGATGATGTCGAGACAGGTCTCATTTTCCTTGATGAGGGACGGGAAGGTGTAGCCGGTGGCCGCCAGATCCCCGACCACGAGGCCGAAGTCCGCGGCGATCTGGGTGATGATCTGCTCCAGCGTGACCGCCTCCCACGAGTACGACGCGGACGCCTTAAGATAGCGGAGCTGATCGTAAGCGGTGTAATTGATGTTGCCGATCTTGTCCCGCGTGGCCGTGAAGACGAAGCCGCGGAAGACGGTCGCGCCGTCGTCCCGGAGCTCCACCACGGAGCCCTCGGGGACCGCGATCCCGGACGCTTCCAGCGTGTTAAAAGTCATGCGTCCCGGAGCATCGAAGCGCTGGGTCTCTACCTCGGCCGTCTGAAAGACCTCGGACAGGTCAAGGCGCCGGCTGTCATAGGTGGTGGCGGTCAGGCTGATCATGACGTCACCCCCACAAGGCTCACGGCGTCGGTCTTGAACCACCCGTAACCCGCTACGTAGTACGGCGCAGCGGTGCCCTGCTCGATCCGCGTGAGGGCCGCCGTCTCGCCGGAGGCCGTCCCGAGGATCAGGTCAGCGGCGGACGTCCGGTAATACGTGCCGTTGAGCACCAGGGACGCGCCCACGACCATCTGCGGCGTGTCCATCTCGCGCACGGCCGTGACGCTTGCCAGGATCGCCTTGGAGCCCTGCTCCGTCCCCTGCATGAGCGCCGCACCCGGACCAGTCACGGCAGTGCCGGTCGAGTTGATCACAGTCATCTGGGAGACGCCGTAGGAGCGAAACTCCCGGAAGGTGACCTCATAATACAAATCATCGGGTTCGCCGCCCCGGTCGCTGAATTTGAGGTCGCTGATAACGCACTGCATATTGGTGTCGTAGTCGATGGAGCGGGAGATGATCAGACGGCACTTCGTCCGGCCCTTCCACGCGCGCTCCAGGGCCTTCGCCAGGCTCCTCGCGCTCGCGGATCCGTGCACCCACGGATCGGAGCGGTAGCCGGGCAGGAAGGACGAAAAAGAGATCTCCCGGAGCGCGGGCTTCTGCGGAATCAGCACTTCTCCGAGGCCCGCGATCTCCGCGGTCTTGTCGGTGTTGGGGTGCGTCACCTGGAGCTCCTCCGGGTTGACCGGGAGGGCATACCGCTTCCCGCCGATCTTGATGTAGATCATGGTATCCGGATTAAGCATGTGCCCTCCTTAGTACGCGTGGGACACGGAGGTCTGCGCCGCCATCTGCTCGATGAGCATCCGCTTGAGCTTATCCGCGACGTCCTGCGCGGACAGGTTCCCGGAAGCTCCGGCCGGCAGCGTGACGTTGATCTCCGGCGCCAGCGTTTTCAGCTCGATGTTGTTCATGTACCTGCGCTCCGCGAGGTCACGGTAGACCTTCAGGTCCTCGTCGGAAAGCTTCACGTTGTCGACCTTGCCGACCTTGCCGACCTTGCCGGTGTTGCCACCGTTAGGCATGGCGTTTGCAGTGTTGGTCTCAATGCCCTGAAGCAGATCCTGGAAATTTCCAAAATTGCTCTGCCCCGCCATTCCCTCGCGGACGCCGTTTGCCCAGTCAGCTCCAGCCTTGCCGCCGTTGACAAAGCCCTCGACCAGCCCCACAGCATCAAAGCGCTGGAGGGAGACGTGCTCCGGAGCCGGGGTGTTGGCCATAGCTTCGAGGCCCTGCGCCGCGGCTTCCACCGCATCAGCAAAGCCGAAGCTGCCGACCTGCGCCATCTCGCCGACCGCGCCGATCTCGACGCCGGGGATCCTGTTGAGCGCCTCGATCAGCTTGTTGACGCCGCCGATTGCCTTATTGGCTCCGGCGATGAAGGCGTTTGCGATGGCCGTGGCCGCGGAATCGGCCCCGCGCGCGACGCCGGCAAAAGCTCCGACCACGCCGGACGCCATGCCGGCGAAGCGGGTCTGGATCGCGTGGGCGGACTGCAGATAGACGTTGTAAAGCTGTTCAGCCACCATGATGCCGACATTCGCGAGGTTCGCGAGGATGTTGATGATCCCGCCGACGACCGCGCCGACCACCGTAGAGACGATGACGAAGACCTCTCCGATATGAAGCACTCCACCTGCTACACCGGTGATCATCGTCCACAGGTTGCCGACGATCGTGCCGATCGCCCCGAAGGCCGCGCCGATGCCCTGGATGACCAGCGCGATCACGCTCCCGACAAAGTAAAAGCCCGAGCCGAGGGCGTTGACGGCGCCCATGACGGCCGGGCTGTTGACGATGTCCGAGATCGCCTTTCCGATAGGCTGAAAAGTGCGGATGCCCATGTTCTTCGCCTGCTGGGCGACGTCCCCGAAGGTCTTCGGGATCTGTTGAAACTCCTTGTCGATGTCTCCGGCAGCGCCCAGCATGGCGGCCTTGACGATGTCGGAAGTGACCTTGCCCTCCGCCGCGACCTTCTTCAGTTCGCCCACGGAGAGGCCCATATACTGCGCGATCCGCTGGGCGATCTGCGGGGCGTTGGACATGACAATGTTCAAATCCTGGCCCCGCAGCACACCAGTGGAGAGTGCCTGGGTGAGGTTATACATGGTCGAGGAGATCCCGGTCGCGTCCGTGCCGGCGATCTTGAACTGTTTCTGCATCGCCTCCACGAAGGCCGTCGCCTCGTCCATGCTCTTAAAGGTGTCGCCCGTCTGGCTCTTCAGGGACGCCACGGTGCCCATCATCTCCTGATAGGATCCGCGGGACCGCTGGGCCGCCTGATAGATCATGTTCTGCACGCGGGCGGTCTCCTGCAGATCGCCTGTGATGCCGTTGATCCGCGCCTGGACCTGCGTCAGCTGGTCAGACAGCTGCACGGCAGCCTGCACCGTCTTAAAGGTCGCAACGGCCGCCACGGCCTGCAGGCGACGTGGCCCTGTCGACGATCTCAAATACTTCCCGGATTCCGGCCACGGGCTTCACCTCCTTACTTTCTGTCTCGTGATTTCATTTCTTTTAGTGCCATCTGCCAGCAGAGGGCGACCTCCCGGTCGCTCATGGCTGCGACGACGCTCGGCGGCGTCCCGTGGTTTACGAAAAGGTAGTAGCTCAGAGCCACGTCACGGGAGTCGCCCTCGATCAGTTTTTTGCCTCTTCCTCGTCCTTGAGCAGGCTGTCGGCGTCGAAGCCGTTGAGCTTCATGATCTCACCGACCAGAGCGCTGTACTCACCGGAGAGGAGCATCTTGCCCGGCACCATCATCGGGTCAAGCACGCCGTACGCTTCGCACATCCGGCTGTCCTGGAAGTCCGGCTGGACGGTGCACTCTACGATCAGGGCGTTGGTGTACGCTACCGTGTCGAAGATCTCCGTCGTGCTGCCGTTCACCAGCTTGCGCCGGGTGTACTTCTTGATGAGCTGTGAGTTTTCACCCTGCGGGATCGTCTTGATCTCGAAGGGCACCGGATTCCCGTTCTTGCCG